AACTGGTTGAGCAAAGAAATGCTCTTGCTTCTGACTTGGAAAAACTTGGAACGCAATCTACAAGAACCAGAGAAATTCTTTTGAAAACACAAGGTGCCATTGAGTATCTGGAAGCAGTAGGAGTCACACTTCCAGAACCAGAGGTCACCGAAGAAGCAGAAAAAGAACCATCGGAAGAGGGTTGACGCCCTGACCAAGACGGTCTATAATATCTGAGTTGAGAGTGAAAGGCACTGCCGCTGCTCTCAATGCCAGACTCAGTAGCTCAGCAGGATAGAGCATCTGCCTTCTAAGCAGTTGGTCGGGGGTTCGAATCCCTCCTGAGTCGCCTATTCCCCTGTGGCGCAGCGGTAGCGCAGTTGACTGTTAATCAATGGGTCGCAAGTTCGAATCTTGCCGGGGGAGTTGTAACTCATAAATAGAGTTACAAACAGTAGAGTGTTATGAAAACTTGCTCCAAATGTGGCATCACTAAAGAACTAAGTGAGTTTCACTCTGCTGGTAATGGTTATCTTCGTGGCGACTGTAAGGTTTGTCAAAAGAAGATAGTCAAACAGAGAGAGAAAAATCTCAGGGAACAATATGTTGCTTGGAAGAAAACTCTCAAATGTAATCGTTGTGGTTTTGATGACCACCGTGCTTTACAGTTTCATCACAATGAAGACAAAGAACATAATGTAGCAGATATGTTGCGTTGTGGTTTTGCTCTTGAAAAGATAAAACTTGAAGCAAATAAGTGTGAGGTTCTTTGTGCCAACTGTCATCAAATCCACCACTCGCCACTTTAGCTCAGCTGGATAGAGCAGGGTTTTTGTAAAGCTCAGGTCACCCGTTCGAGTCGGGTAAGTGGCTTGACAGAATACTCATTCTGTCTTATGATACTCCTGTCCGTGTGAGGGAGTGCGTTGGGAGAGAAATCTCCCACCACCTGCGGAGTTAATTCAGTGGTAGAATGGCTGCCTTCCAAGCAGTTCGTCGTCGGTTCGAATCCGATACTCCGCTTCGGGAACCCGTATTCCCGTATTGTTGTAAAACTTTATAAATAACCTAGTGATGAAGCCTCAACTACTCGCCTAGTCACGAAGTAAACAGAGACACGTCGAGTCTCTTTCCATCCGCAGGTATATTACTCTGCGAGAAAATAACGAGGTATCTAAAATGATTAAATCCGTAATTGCAGCTGCCGCTGCTGCTCCCCTTTTCGCTGGTGCTGCTTTTGCAGGACCCTACGTTAACGTCGAAGCCAACTCTGGTTTCACTGGCGGCGACTACACTGGCACCACTACCGACCTGCACATCGGTTACGAAGGCACCGCTGGTGATAGCGTAGGTTATTATGCACAAATCGGTCCTAGCTTCGTCACTCCTGATGGCGGCGCTTCCGACACCGTTATCTCTGGTAAGGTTGGCGCTTCTGTTGCCGCTACCGAAGCAGTTGGAGTCTACGGCGAATTCGCATTCGCTGGTGGCGCTAATGGTGCTGAGAACGGTTATGGAGTTAAGCTGGGCGCAAAGTACAGCTTCTGATTCACTGAATCCGTGCTATAATACGGGGGACTTCGGTCCCCCTTTTTTATTATGAAGAAAATCCTTTTCTCACCAGTAACTCACTTTAACCTGATAGTTATTGGGTTTTTCTGTATTATCCAAACTATTCATACACAAGCACACTATGCTATGGATAGTGACCCTAATAGTTATTGCTACTCCTTATACAAGAAGAATCCAGACTTGTTAAATAGGCATAAGTATGACTGAGGGGAATGAATATTAAACTCTGGTATTGTAAACATATGGGTCTGTGGCGCTGGACTCTCACTGATGACAGAAGACCAGTATGTCACCAAGAGTCGGGGCAAAGAGATAACTTACGGTTAGCAATGGAAGATGTTGCCAAAACCGTAGAGTATATGTTAGAATGTAGAAGTTGAGGGTGATTGGCGCAGCGGTAGCGCAGTAGATTTACATTCTATTGGTCGGGGGTTCGAATCCCTCATCACCCATATAAATAACTCAGTGTATATGCTGAGTTAATAATGGCAACGGATAGGAAAATCAGGGACAAAGAAACTTCTGCTAAACGTAGAGCACGAAACAAGGAGTATATGCTGAGTAAAATGACTCCTTGTGTTAAGTGTGGTTTCTTTCATGCTGCTGCTATGGACTTTCACCATAGTGATCCAACTACTAAGGACAAAGGTGTATCTGAATTAGTCAGAAACGGTTATGCTAAACAACGTATAGTCGAAGAGATTGAGAAATGTGTATGCCTTTGTTCTAACTGCCATCGCATTCTGCATTCTGAAGAGTGATCTTCCAATCCCTCATCACCCATTATAAATAACTGAAAACTGAAGACGAAAGATCACATTATACTGATGGATAACATTAAAATAAGATGCCGCTCCTGTGGTAAGGAGTTAGAGGGGCATCAGAATAAGACGGTGACTTGTGGTTGCCCAAATATGGCGACGATTCGTGGTGATAAGGTTTCGGCACTTGACTTATCTCAAGTTGTTATGTTAAACTCTTATCAACCCAAAACGAAAAAGGGTGTTCTTACCAATGAAGATATTCTTTGGCAAGAAGAAAGGCGTCAACGTAAAGTAAGACGCTTGGACTTTGAGGTCCGATAAAACTTGGAGAGATGGCCGAGTGGTTTAAGGCAGCAGTCTTGAAAACTGCCGAAGTGAAAGCTTCCGTTGGTTCGAATCCTACTCTCTCCGTTTACAAATATTACAAGACTATAGATTTTCTTAATCTGTGTTTTTGTATCAACACAAACTTGACAGTTTAAAACTACTGACTATTATAGCTAGTAGATATTCCCGCAAAAGGACCTATGGACGAGCACACCTATAATAACTGGGTGAAAGTCAAGGAGACCTTCGAACAGTCTGGCAATACAGACAATATGTTCTACAAAAGAGCAGTAGCAATCGTAAAAACCAGAAAAGATCCTCTGGCAAAGTTTCTTGGAGATGAACCGTGATGGAACCTCAAGACGAATTGGTTAGTCGTGCTGAAGTTCAGGAGATGATCGATGCAGCAATACGACGACACAACCGTAATGCTTCTATCATTAGTATGTGCGTCGGTTGGGTGGTTCTTGCTTTATTTGCTGAGGGACTACTAAGGCTTGTCGGAGTTATACCACCTGTGCTACCATGGATGGACATTACCCTGAAATAATTGGTATTGTTCTCTTGCTTATCTTTGCTGCCACGATGTTCTATCAGGGCACAATGATAATGCGGGGAAAGCGTGGTTACATTCATATGGACCATGAGAAGCAAAAGATGATAGATACACGAAAGCGTGTTGAAGAATTAATGAAACAAAAATGACTGTACCATTTTTTATTGAAGAACCTATTACTTGGAAAAAGATTGAGGTTCCCTATGATATCGTTCAGTATTGTGATATGACCACAATAGACGCAGACCGTGAAGATCTTCGTTACATTGACTGTGTGTGGATGCATATGGGTTACTACGGTGTTCCTAAGCATGTTATGAAAGCAGTCAGAGAAGAGTTTAATCCACCAGTACAACCAATCTTCGAATAAATGAACCTTACCAACGAACAAACAGAACTTCTCATTGATGCTATCTGGAAGCGTCAGCACCACTTCATTGCTGGTGATAGAAGGTATCGTGAGTACGGAGAACTTCTGGAGACACTGGAAGCATCTCTACCTTACAAGTACACTAGAGACGAGTTTAGATAAATGGAGCACTTGTTAGGAAAAGCACTCATTATAGTGGCAATACCGTTTGTAATCACTACACTGTATTTCGGTTCAAAGAAGGGACACTACTATGAATCAGAACACTATAGGGGGAATGGAACCGCACATTAGAGTTAGGTTTCATTTCGCCACATCATCTTTTTCTAGAATGTATGGAGTCAATCGTGTCACTCTTGATATGATTGACTTTTGTTATGATTGGGCACATACGGCACAACAGGCACCATTAGATTGTTTACACAACGTAGATCATTATTTTAGAGAACTATGGATTTCTCACAAGCATTGATCTTACTTTTTATGCTTTCATTTGGAATATTCATTTTCTTAGTTTCTATATTTACGGATCAATAATGGGACACTTCGCACGCTGGGCATTAGAGACACCAGTCACATTAGGATTTCTCTGTTACCTTTTAGTGGTTGTGCCTATTATGGGTATCTATCTTATACACAAATACAACTGGCAACACTGGAAACCATTTGACAGGGGGCACAAGAAGTAAAGGTTCAAAACATATAAATAGTTTTGAACTTACTTGATAAGTTTTTATGCCTTATTCAAATCCAGAACAACAAAAAGCAGCACAAAAACAGTGGTATGAGAAAAATAAGTCCATTACCGCTCAAAGGTCAAAGGAGGCTAGACAAAGGAAGAGAATGTGGTATAATAATATTATGGATGAAAAGTCCTGTGAGAGATGTGGAGAAAATGATAATGCCTGTTTAGACTGGCATCATCTAAATCCAAAAGAAAAAGAACACGATATTGCTTTTTTACTTTGTAATAGGAGTAAAGAATCAATAATGGAAGAGATGAAAAAATGTATTTGTCTATGTTCTAATTGTCACAGGAAACTTCATTACTACGGGGCGTAGTATAGTGGTAGAATTCCGCTTTTGGGAAGCGGAGGTGCAAGTTCGATTCTTGCCGCCCCGATCGCCAGTTTCCTGACTGGCACCTTGACTATATAAAGTCAAACACTTATAATACTCAGGTATTCAACACACAACAATGTCTCTGATCGAAAAATTCAAGAAAGATGTTAGCACTCTGCGTTCTGCTGCTAACGGGGATATCTACCTTGATGTAAAGAGTCCGAAACTTTATAAGAAAGTGCGTCGCTATTATGAAAATGAGGGCGTCGTGTTTTCTGGAGATCCCCTTGATGACTATGAAATGCTGATGGATTATCTCTATCAAGACCTTCAAACTATTGAGGTTGCATAATGCAAGTTGTCAAAAAACCCACTGTTCTTATGGAGCAGTTTCCTTATCGTTATGTTCAGGTTGGTAAGTTAGAAATCAATGGAAAACCTGATTGCCGCATTCAAAAAGTAGATTCCTATACTGGACGCTACCGTGATATGTATCTCTGTGATAATGAGATGCAACTCATGACTGCTATGGAAGATTTTGAGTACACCAAGTGGTTGGACCCTGATATGGTTCCTTGTTACATCAAGGACGATGATGAAGACACGGAGAGTCTCTAAAAGAACTGGTGGAGTCATCCCCAATATGCCCGTCACGGATGGACGAAAACAGCACTGGTCGGTGAAGGATCCCCTTCAATCCCGAGAGTTTATAATTTCTCTTTAAAAAATTGTTGGTGCGGATGGGATAACTCCCGCCAGGTTTCTTATTTCCTGTCAAAGAATAAGTGGCGTGCATGTAAAGACCTAATGAGGACGGCTTGCGCGAGTCGTCCTTTTTTAGTATAATATAAAAAAATTACCAATATGAAAATCGGTTTTAATTGTAGTTGTTTTGATCTTTTTCATGCTGGACATGTCACGATGCTCAAAACGGAAAAGGAGATATGCGACTACTTAAAAGTGGCACTGCAAGTTGATCCAACTGTCGATAGACCTGGTTTAAAAAATAAACCAGTACAATCAATCTATGAAAGATATGTACAAGTCCAAGGATGTAAGTATGTTGATGAAATACTTTTATATGATACGGAAGCAGATCTTTTGAATCTAATTAAAACACAAACTTTTGATATTAGATTTTTGAGTGAAGAGTATAAAGATATCGATTTTACAGGTAAACAATACTGCATTGATAATGGTGTTGAGATTTTTTATCACAAGAGAAGGCATCAATACTCTACTACTGAACTTAGAAAGAGAGTATATCAACTTGAGAAAGAAAAGTTGGAAGAGAAAGATATTGTAGACATTAAACAATATTCTCCTGAACTCTTAGAAAAATATTTTATAAAACATGAATGATAAGATAACAATCTATGGTTCCACAGGATTTGTGGGAAGTAATTTTAGGAAAATGTATGATAGTTGCATTGAGATGCAACGAGAAGAACGTAAACCACATTCCAACAACATACTTTATTTTATTTCTACAGTGGATAATTACAATATCCATGACAATATTACTTTAGATGTAGATACTAATCTGCATACTCTGTGTGAAGTATTGGATCATTGTAGATCTGAAAATATTACATTTAACTATATTAGTTCTTGGTTTGTATATGGAAAAACTCCATACATGCCTGCAAAAGAAGATTCTGTATGTAAACCAACTGGATTTTATTCAGTTACAAAATATTGTGCTGAACAATTGATAGAATCATTTGCTCAAACTTATGGTATGAAATATAGAATCATTCGTCTGTGTAATGTCTTGGGATCTGGAGATCAAAAGGCATCTAAGAAAAAGAATGCAATAACATGGTTAGTTAATCAATTGAAACTCTCTCATGATATTGATCTCTATGATGGCGGTATTCACTGTAGAGATGTTCTTCATGTTACTGATGTGTGCCGTGCCATAAAACTTATTATGGAGAAAGGTGAACTCAATGAAATTTATAATGTTGGATCTGGTAAACCAACGTCTATCAATGAAATAGTGTCATTAAGTAAACACTACTTGAAATCTAAATCAAAAGTAAATAGCATTGATTCGCCTAAATTTCACAGTCAAGTCCAGACAGAAAATTTCTGGATGGATACAAAAAAACTTCAATCGCTTGGATTTAGTCAGAGTGTACCATTGGATCTTATTGTGAGGGATTTATGTCTGTAATTAATAAAGTACAAGAATTTGTAGACAATCTTCAAAAAGAAAATAATAATTTGTTTCCATATATTGCCAATGCTAATTGGAAACCAGGAAATTCAGTTTATTACTCTGGACCATACTGGGATGAAAAAGAACCTATTGCTGCCATCACAACTTTGTTGGAAGGTAACTGGCTTCCCTCTGGCAATGAAGTAAACAAGTTTGAACGTTCTTTCTCTAAAAAGTTTGGATTCGAAGATTCTGTAATGGTGAATTCTGGTTCATCTGCAAATCTTGTAATGATTGCGGCACTTAAAAAATACTTTGATTGGCAAGACAATGACGAAATCATTGTTTGTGTTTGTGGATTTCCAACCACAATCAATCCAATTATTCAAAATAATCTAAAACCAGTATTTGTTGATATTGACTATACGGATCTTAACTGGGATATTGATCAATTAGAGTCCAAAATTACTAGTAAAACTAAAGCAGTATTTTCTTCTCCTGTTCTAGGAAATCCATATGATTATGATCGTGTGGTAAAAATTTGTGAACAATACAATATCAAACTAATTGCAGATAACTGCGACAGCCTTGGTAGTAAGTGGAATGGTGAATACTTAACTAAACATGCCGTAGCAGCATCTTGTTCTTTTTATCCAGCACATCATATTTCTACTATTGAAGGTGGTATGGTGTCTTCTAATATACCTGAAATCGTAAACATTGCCAGGTCCTTTGCCTGGTGGGGACGAGGATGTTATTGTGTTGGACAACAAAATTTGTTAGAGTGTGGGGTATGTGGAAAAAGATTTGGTAAGTGGTTGGATGGATATGATAAGGTTGTAGATCATAAGTATGTCTTTGAACATCAAGGATATAATCTTAAACCCGCAGATCTTCAAGGATCTATTGGTTTAGTTCAACTTGAAAAATTTGAGGAAGTTCATTCCATCAGAAGAAAAAACAAAGAACGAATCTCTAAAATCTTTCAAAGCATTCCTGGTGTTCGTGTTGTGGACGAAAAAGAAAATGCAGAAACATCATGGTTTGGAGTTCCTATTATTTGTGAAGATGGTCCATTTTCCATAGAAAAACAATCTCTTGTTGACCATCTTGAAAGTAATGGTATTCAAACTAGGAATTATTTTGCAGGGAATATATTAATGCATCCTGCATACAAACATATTGAACCTGCAAAAAACTACCCCAACTCTTCTAAAGTATTGGATAATGTATTTTTTGTGGGGTGTTCTCCAACCATTAACGATGATATGATCAATTATATTGAAACGGTTGTGGAAGAATTCAAAACTAAAACTTTGTTTCATGTTTCTGTCTGAGAGGTTGCACAAACCTTTCTTTTTTAGTATAATAAATAAAGAGAAATAATTTTTTAAGTCAATGTCAAATTTATTTGAAACTGAGTACATTAATGCTTATACTCAACCAAGTGATATGTTCGAACATGTTAAATATTTGAAATCTCTTTGTGATGATGAAGATGTTAATCATGTTACTGAAATGGGAACAAGAACTGGTGTTAGCACTCGTGCATGGTTGAATAGTGATGTTACATTAAGAGCTTGTGATTTAAAATTTGACCCTAGAATTAAACAATTAATGGACATTGCCGTTGAAGAAGGTAAGGATGTATCATATTATGAGGGAAATTGTTTACATGTTGAAATTGAAGAGACGGATCTTTTGTTTTTAGATACTTGGCATGTTTATGATCAAGTTATTGCAGAACTGAATTTGCACGCATCAAAAGTCAAAAAATATATTGTATTCCATGATACAATTACATTTGGTTTTGTGGATGAACAAAATAAAGTTCATGTTGGTATTCCTGAAGTAGATGATAAGTTGAAAGATGGAACTAAAAATGTTGGTATTTTTAATGCCATTGTTAAATTTATGATTGATAATCCAGAGTGGAAGTTTAAAGAGCACAGAACTAATAATAACGGATTGACCGTTATCGAGAGAATCTAAATACACTAGAAAATCAAAATTTATGAAAAATAAAAAAACAGCACTCGTCCTTGGTGCTGGCGGATTTATTGGAAGTCACATGGTTAGAAGACTTCGTTCTGAAGGATTTTGGGTTCGCGGTGTTGATCTTA